TTGTTTTACGGCATATCTCCATAGCTTTTTTCAATAATTCTGTATCTTTCATTATCTTTCTCCTGTACTTCCAAAACCACCACGATTAGTACCAGATAAGTGTTCAACCACTCTGATTGTAACAGCCGGTTGATGTTCTTGTATTCGGAACTGGCATATCCGTGTGTTTTTTGGGATAATCGTGTCTTTGGTTGCATACGCCGGGAACATCCATTCGTCCTGTTCGCCACAATAGGATTCATCAATAAGCCCTACGCTGTTTGCCTGAATAATTCCGTATTTTTTAAATGTAGAACTACGAGGAATAAGTAAGGCTTCGGTATTTTCTGGCAACTGGATTGCTACTCCTAAAGGTATTAATAGGAAATCACCTTTTTTCATAAACACATCAACGCCAGTTCGTAAGTCTATCCAGTCACCGTTGTTTATTAGATGTATTCTATCCATGTGTTCTCTTAAGTATTTTACTTTAATCTGCTTTGCTTTCATTATATTCCTCCACTTATAACAATTTTCACATTCGTTGTCAAACTTCCAAAAACAATCTTTACAGTTCATATGTTACCTCATTTCGTAGGTTGTTTCTACCAGTAATACCCCACCCCGTATACGCTTTGGTCTTAACTTACCGGGTACTTTCAACCCTACTTTAAAATCATTAAATGTTCTAACAATTTGTTTACCGTTTTCGTCAAATAAAAATTCTTTTTCTTCATCACTCCATTCTTTATCTTCTATAGATATATCTGAACTCATGGATAGTTCAAATAAATCTTTACATTTTTGGGGCATACCAGCACACTTGATATTGTTGTATGAGCGTTCGATTGGTTCAAGATTTTCTGCAACAACGTGTTCAATGTAGGTTTTCTGTCTAGTAAATATTGCTTTATCCCAACAGGTTTCTAGTTTCCAGCAACAGAAATTTTTATCGTGTACTTTAATTCCCTTTATTTTTTCGGGTGGTAAGTCACAATGAATACTGTCGGTATCAGCGTAAATAAATCCCGGTTTATCAACCCCGTAATAGTTTTTCTGAGCGACTCTGATTGTAAAGTTTCTTGCATAACTTGTGATGGCAGAACCTACTGGGATATAGCCTGGTGTTTTGTTGTTTTCTATCACAGGTACAAACCCTATAGAATTATCTTCTTTCACATAAGCATATTTAAAAGAACTATCTGTACTACTTGCCATTTTACCGTATAAATTATTCAAGAATAGTTTTGCTAATTCTCGTAAAGCACCTGTGCTTTTCTGTTTCATTTCTTTGTAGGTGTCAATGTATTCATCAAAAATACCACTCATAGAATAAAACCAACACCCATCTAATATTTCAAAATCAACTAACTCATAGTGATCTTTTAACAGTTGATAATCTGTCATTGTCAATACTAATTCCACTCTAGTATCGCACATATTACCATCACTATCCATGTAAAATGAATAATATTTATTAGTATCTTTATCGTAAATATCAGATGTCTCTAGTGCTTCTGTTCCTTTGTATAAAAATGAACCTTTTATCTGTATAAAGGGTAGCATATTTTTCTTGATATAAAATCTGGTTTTTATCCTTACAAAATAATATTTATTTTCTGCTATAGCTTCTGGGGGGATGAAATTTCCAGTCCAAAACTTTGGCTTGCCTACTGGGTATTTGTTTCCACTTTCGCTATGCATCATACTTGGGTATAGAGAATTTACATCAGCGGTTGTTCCATGTGTGTATACTTTGTTTTCTTTTCCTTTTACAAGGTAGCACCATCCGCCACGATAACTTTTCCTTATATAATCACCAGCGGTGTTATACTTGTGTTCTTCCTTTATACGCAACGTGTAAATATCTGGAAACATTTCATCGTAATCAAGCAATTTCTTTGTAGTGTGCTTACAGATATTTTTATATTCTTCCAAACAACATGACCCTATAGTTAATTTATTGTGACCCTCGTTAAACATAATTTCAAGTGCTTCTTTTACAACCAAAACGTCATTTGCTATATATTTTTTCTCTTCATCTGTTATAGTGCAACCTGCATATCTAAAACCAGTATATTCCATTTCCAGCTTTTTGTGCTTTGTCTTAAAACTGTTTCCTATTCTTTTTACGCTGAAAGGTAATAATTTTAGTGAATCTCTTATTTCAATAAAATGGTTGTTATCTTTTATTATTATGGTGTACCATTGACCTTTATCAGATACACTATATTTGAATGTTTTATTTTTCATATCTTTTTCAGATTGCCATTCTATAGAAAACTCTGATTCTCCAACTTTATTTGTAGCTTGTTTGAAGCCTTTATCTATCAGCAAATAAGACAGCCAGAAAGCACCGTCGAATTTTAAATTGTGATAATAGGCTATAACGTTTGAATTTAAAGATAGAAAATAATTATATTGATCCTCTATGGAGTGAAATATTTCTACCTTTTCCGTATATAGTTCTACAGAAGCCGATGCCCAAACCTCTGTGTTCTCCTGACCTTTATAGACTGTTGTTTCAAAGTCACACATGAAATAACGATATTTTTTAATCCTCAATATTATACCCTAGTTCGTTATATTCAAATGCTTCTATTAATTCTTCTTTGTAAGCATCTGAAGCATCTGGTAGGTATTCTACTAACGAACTAGCGAACTCTTGCATAGCTGAGTTGCTGTCATATCCTGTTTTGTTTAGGATCTCATGAAATTGTAGTGGCATATGCTCCAAGGAATATGCAACGGAATCTATTCCCTGTTCGTTTATCAGTGTGCTTATAAAAGCAATAACCTTGTCAGATATTTCTTTCGGAAAATGCAATATTTGTGATTTGAAATTATTGATTATTACTTGAGAAATACCGTTTTCTAAAATATTATCTGTTTTACTTTCTATATCTTCTTTCTCTTTATTCTGAGTAACTTTCTGTTGTAAATATTTTGGCGTTATTCCTTTTAGAATTCTAGTGTGTTTAGTAAGTTCTTTTCCTTTTACACCTTGTTTCCTTAATTCACGCTCCGTTGGTATGTGTAAATCAACATATTGTGATATTTTATGCCTTTTTATATATCGTAAAATACGATTTCTGTTTTTTGTATATTGTGTTTTCCTCTTTGCCATACATACCCCTCCTGTTCAAAAAAAAAAGGAAGCCATTACGCTTCCCTCTCTTATTTTTTCAACTTTTATGCAATTGACTCTACATCAAGAATACAATTGATAAAATCCCGATTGGCTTTTGTCTTGCCAGATGTTTTGATGATGTCATTGAATGAACGCTTTACCGTTGCGCTCTGGGCGCTATATACTTTGTTATCTGGTGTTAAAATAGATAAGATTTCTACGGTTTCACCTGTATTTTCTTTCACATACTGAAAAATCATGTATTTCTTTACCGGTATCTTTTTACCATCTGGTAAATTTTTCATACTCTCTATTGATGGTGAAATAGTCATAAGATATTTCTCGATGACATTATATTCCTGATTTGAGATAATATTAATCATAGTTTTTTCTCCTCTTTTTTATTCTGTTTCTTTTTCTGGTTTAGCTGTTCTTTTTGGTAATACTGTTGCGTGTTTGATAAAATCCTGTTCGCTCATTCCATACATAGTTTCAATCTCTGTTTTATCTACTATGTAAACCGGTTTTACCGTATCAGTTTCGATGATAGGTTTTACTGTTTTCATTAAAAATTCATTGTCTTTGTAGGTACGTGGAACTATTACTTCCTTGTTAAAAGGTTCTCCCGCTTCTACATCCAAGCACATTACAATTGCTTTTGTTGTTGTGATGGTTCTTGTAACCATTGGTACTCTTGCCATACTTCTTACTTCCTTTCTTTTTGTGTTTTGTAGCACTTTTGTGCTAATGGGTGGTATGGGAGTCGAACCCACATTTTTCAGTGCCAAGCCCGTTTACTTTCTGAATGTCCTTCCCAGCTAGACGAACCACCCTGGAGGTCGGGTGGCTGTATTTGAAAGCCACCCTTTTGTATTAAGCAAATATGTTCTTCTGACATTATTAATTATATCAGAAAGACGAATTTTTGTCAAGCGTATTTGCAAAATTATTTAAGAAAATACTTGTTTAAAATATCTTCCTTGTATTGCGTTATGACTATTCGTGCTAGAATTGTTACCATTATTTGCTCAAATACTTTAGCTTGTAAAATAGGTATAGTTGTGCACCATAAATCTTTAGCTGAGTTTTCAACTTCAACGTATATACTGTTTTTATCGTATGAAACATACACTTTACCTTTTACTTTCGTTGCTAGTTGCTTTTTTAGTTTAAATACTAAGCTGTTTATAACCATATGTAATTTTACCTCTTTTCAAGTACTTTCGTGAATTTTTTAACAATGTTCGAATTCTGGGAAAGGGTGAATCAATCACCCTGTTGTTTCCTTGGTGGTAAGACGGTTGCATAGCGGATGAAATCCTCTTCTGTCATTCCATGTAGAATCTCTTCTACTTTTGATGACTCGATGTGAACCAGTTTGAACTTGTCTGTTTCAAATATTGATTTGCATTTCTTGAGCAAATCGGTTTCTGTATAAGTACCGCCTAATGTGTACTCATTGATAGATACCTCTGCTGTTGTTACGTTTAAACACATAACCTTTGCTGTTGTCTGAGTTACTGTTCTTGTTACCATTCTTTCTCTTGCCATAATTTTATTCTCCTTTTTATTGTTTTTACTAGACTGTTGCCGGAAAGGTGACCAAGTGTTGAAACTTGGATAGCGCCTATCGCTACACCTATAATGTCGCTCCCATTATCAAGTATTCATTTTGCGCTGTGCTATAGCGAACGCCTTCTTTTGAGTCCCATGCACAGGTGAAACTAAAAGAATTATGCGAACAAATACGAAACGTTGATGGAGTACCATCTTCCAGTGCCTCACGAATACAATCATCGTAAGCTAGTTTTTTTCTATAACTAGAATTTGTGTAAACATCTGATAAAGCAAAACCCTCGTTTCTCCTAGCAAGTGATAACAACTCTTGCCCTCTTTTTGTGTACTGATTAATTTCTTTCATTTTTCCTATCTCCTTTTTTGTTTTGTTGTTTAAT